GTTTAAGGCTCTAACTGTAAATCCGCTAGTGTTCACGTTCTCGACGTGAGATTGTCTAGGATCCATGCTTACATTTTTAGACTTGGCTATGCTAGACTTTAAAGCGTCAGCTTTGCCTTGTTCGTAAAAATGATTAGCAACTTGATCAGGATTCATAGCGGTAAATAAACCTTTGTGATAACCCGCGGCGTCTTCTATCATGTTATCTTCAGTCAAAAACTTTTTGATGAAGTTGTTAATATCGCCTTGAGTTTCTCTAACACTCTGTTTGTCTTTTACATTAAATCTAAATTTCTTATCCCCAACGTTATATTCAAAACCTTTGAACCCTTCGTTAAAAACTTTATCAGATTTTTCTCTAAAGACATCAGATTGTTTTTCGCCTGTTTCGCGACTTTGCTCTGATTCTTCGTTGTATCTGTTGAAGAAACTAACAGCTTTCTGTTGCTCTTCAGTGAGCTTCGATCCGCTTTTAATATCTTCGTAATATTTGGATTTTACACTTTCCAAGTGTAGCTTTGCTTCGGCAACTTGCTCTTTCATCGCTAATTTTTTTCTTTTTATATCTCTATCCTCGTCCATATCCTCGTCATAAGCAAAAGTATCTTCCATAACAAAATCAACTTCGTCTTCTGATAGGTGAGGTTTAGTAGACTTGTAGTATTCTTTTAACAAAGTGTGATTATCTAGTTCTGAGTAATCTTGGTTGAGAGTTACAAAATCATTTAGATCTCCACCTGTCTCTTCCATAAAGTTCATTAGCTTTTGAATATTTTCTGGTAGCTCAACGCCGCTTTCTATAGATTCAATTATAGCCTCTTCAACTTTATCCGCTATTTCTTCAACTTTCTCTTCGTTAGTTATCTCCTCAACTACTGGAGCTTCTTCAGTTGGTAAAACTGTTTCTTCAGCAACTTCTTCAACAACTTCTACTACTACATCTGTAGTTTTTTTAGTTTCAGCCTTTTCAACTGGTTTACTTAAATCAACTTTAGTTATAGTTTCTTCTATAACTTGAGATGGTTTTTTCATTTTTTCTTTCACCTTAGTAACATCGCCTTTGGTTTCGTTACCTGTAGGTTGTACTTCTTGTTTTTCTTTTACTTTTAGTTTTCCAGTTGACTCATCTGCCACTGGACCTTCTTTCTTTTTTGCCATAATATAATATAATAATAGTTAATAATTTGCTTCTATCTAGGTCCGAATCTTGACATATCAATACCTTTTCCTAGAACGTCGTTACCTTTAGATTCAAAGGGTTTTTCTTGCTTAGCACCTACCTGCATGCTAGTTTGTTTTTCAGAGCTTTGCATTTTTTGAGATTCTAACTTTGCTCTTTCTTTGTTTTCTGCCTCCTTAAGTCTCATGTTCATTTCAAACTCTAAGTGCATTAGCTGTTTTTTAACCTCTGCTTCCGCAAACATTTTCTTAGTACCAAAGTCAGCTTTAGCAGATTCAATAGATATAGCTGTGTTAGCTATCGTTTGTTGTTTCTGCTGCTCAAAACCTGCTGAAGCTTCTTGCTGCTGTATATTAGCCTGCGCTTGTGCTTGCATGTTCTCTTGTTGCATCATTTGATCCCTAGAAATCTTTTTCTTTCTTCTAATTTTTAAAAGTTGGTTAGCTAGTTTTGTGTTTTTTATTTCTCTAAGATCAATAGCATCTTCAAGCTCTATGTTTTGTTGTCCTAAGGCAACTTGGATATTCATCTCAAGCTTAGCTTTTTCTTCCTCGTCTGGCTGTAGTTCTAAGAATATACCAAAGTCGTATAAGTGTAAATCTGACATCTCAGCTAGTGTCATTACATTATGCCCACCGATAGCTTGCATAAAAGCGTCTCTTGTTGGAGAGTACTCTATAATATCAGATATTCTAAGCGATAAGCATTCGCATACTTCAGATGTTAAAAACATTCCGCTCTGTAGTATATGTCTGGTAGCCGTGTTTGAATTTGCTGCTGCCATTTTCTGAACACCAACTAAAGATCTTTCATCAGGAGTACTACCGTCTCTAGCTTCATTAAGACCAGTTACGTCTCTTATCATTTGTAAGTAGTAATTATAGTTACCTATAAGTGCCTGTAATTTACCAGTTCCTGCTCCACTTGCTATCTCTTGTATTGGTACTTTACCAGGATTCATATCTCCTTCTGATGTCATAGACCTACCAATAATACTACCAGTCTGAAAAAACATATTTAAAGCTTCTTGTGGACTGTAAGCTGTTCCGTTACCTAAATCTATTTCGGCTAAACCATCAGCGTCTAAATAAACCCCATCTGGAACCATACGTGACATTACTTGCTGTAACTTTAAATGAGTCAACTGTATCATATCTGCAAAACCAGTAATTCTACCTACTAAAGACTCTATTCTACCCTCGTACATTCTAGGCGCAACAATAGCATAGTTCATTTTGATCTTAGTGTAGTCACTCTTAGGTCGCATCATATTCTTAGCCATTTCCCACTTAAGTAGTTTTTTAGTACCTAAAATTAAAGCACCATCGTATAGGCATTCTACTTTTCTAGCTTCTCTACTAAAGTTTTGGTTTTCTCCAGGATTAAACGTGTCATCTTTTTCAATAGCCTTATCACCTCCAGAGGCCGTTTCTTTTACTTTGTAAACTTCCGACATGTATGTCTTATAGTTAAAGTATAGTACACGAACTTTGTTTCTGTCATTATCACCCTCTCTCATGCGGTTACTTTCGTACCTACCGGAGTTTTGGTTGTTATAATCAGTTACTTCTTTTAAATCTTCTTGTGTTAAGTGTGGAAACTGTTTTATAAGTTCGTTAACTGGTATAGTCTTAACCTCACCAACATAATATATATCTTCAAAATAAGGGTCTTCTGTGTGCGAATAAACTAAGTTAGCCGGATCCACGTAGTCTATTGTAACACCCTCAGATGTGTTAAAAGAGGTTTTTACAGCGCCTATACCTAATACGGTAAGATCGTAGTAAAACCTCCTTTTTGTAAGATCGTATCTATTTCCAGTTAGCAAAGTAGTTAAAGCTTGCTCTTCAGCTATTTCTATTGCCTGCTTGTAATTTAATTGCATGTGAAGATCTAACTCTTCTTGAGAGTCTGGTAATAAGCTAGGATTATCATTAAACAAGTCCATCCCAAAAGTTTCCTTAATAAATTCTTTCAACTCTCTAGTTCTCATGTCTTCCATGATACTATCCATGTACTCGGTTCTTTTACTAACTCCAAAAGGATCTTGAGAATATGCTTTTATATCGTACACTCTTTCAGCTATACCGTTAACAACAATATCTACAAATTTAGATATTATCGGAACTGGCTTCCAGTCTAAGTTTAAATAAGATAAGTCACCGTTAATAGAAAGCTCGTCTTTATACTTTTGAATTGGTTGTTCTCCTCTAGCGTACAGCCTTAAGTTGTGGAAGTTATTTCTATTGTGAATGTACCTATTAGAGTTATTGTCTTTATCAAACCACTCACCTTCAATAGCGTGAGCTACCTTAAGTCCATACTCATAGCTTATTTTTTCTGCATCACTAACTACTTGACTTGGAAATTCCCTCATATTAATTCTTTATTATCTTTGAAGCACCGCCTCTGTTGGAATATTTGGCTATACTTATATTCAATTTTGGTTTTTCTACTCTTGCGTTTGGTCTATATAGATTTCTATTACAAGCCATTATAGCTAACCCCGAACTAATAGACGCATCAAACTTAGTTCTTTTGTTTATATCAAACCTACTCCAATCGTTTAGTAGTTCGTTAAAATAAACATTTCCATAAACTCCGTCACCTAAATGACCTACGTGACTCTGTATATACATCTCAATAGCAGCTGCGTGAGCCTGCTTTATATCTTCACTTGAATTAGGTATTCCACCTATTTCTTTTTCTGTTACAGATAATTTGTTCCAAAGTTTATCTGGTCTATTCATAGAGTAACCCCTGTATCCTCTTCTTCTTAAATGGTACAATAACCTAGGCTTGTTATTCTCGCACAATATTGGCATTCCATAAAACACTAAGGCCATCAGTACGTCTTCAAAAAATATCTCAGCTGTTGGAGGTCTAGCTACATATTCTAAAAACATGTGGTTTGGAGGACAATCCTCCATGCTAAACTTTGTTAATCCATGAAGCGCTCCGTTTGATCCTTTTCCATCAACTGTCCCACTAATATCGTAACTATCACAACCAAAAGCCCCCATATGTTCATTAGCAGGATATCGTATACCATTTTTTTGTATTATTTTGTTTTGCATATCAGCTGGTGGAAACCAACTTACTTTAAATCTTCCTTTTGGATCTGGGTAAAATATAACTTGCGTGTCTTTTATTCCGTTAACCCATTGAAAATTACCAGTAGATACTACTGATGAATTACCTATACCTTCGTTGTAGTCTATCTGTTCGTATATTTTAACTAAGTTAAAAATACTATTCTTAGCTTCATCTCTAAATGCATGCTCTGTTGTTCTTGGGAATTGTCTATAAAACTCATTTAAACCATCACTATCAGATTTTAAACCTTCAGCTTCGTTTTTCCAGTGCTCTATTATACCTATGTCTATTAATTCACCGTCTGGTCCGAGTACATCATTATTTGGACTATCGAAGAC